TTATTTGGACTGAGCCAGCTTGACTTCCGTCCACTCGCGCCCGCGATTGTCCCGATAGAGGGCGGTCATTTGGGCCGACGTATGGCCGACGAGCGCCTGTGCGAACGCTGGCCCGTACTCATCGGAATACAGGCGAATCGCCAGCGATCGAATCTCATGAAACGATGGCGGATTCCTTCCTTCTCTTCCAGTTATACCGGCAACGTCGCGCATTTCGGCAAACGTCTTGCTGATCGTGTCGTGGTAGACCTTCTGCCCCGGTTTGACGCTGCCGCGCTGATGGATGAAATGCACCATGTGCTTCGACACAACAGAATCACGGCATCGCTTGATGACGGCTTCAATTGTTAGCTTGACGGAGGAGAGGCCGACATGAACCGGAATTTTGAGCTTCACCTTGCCCTGACTCTTAATTGGCTCAACCCACAGGAAGCCGTCCTTGACCTGATCGAAAGTCATCGCCGCGATGTCGGAGAGTCGCTGCCCGGTGAGCAGCGCCAGTTCAAACGCATTTGCAGCCCAGCAGCGAGTCGAATCTTCGCGAGTCCTTGCCACGATGGCATTGAAGTCATCAAGCGTGAGTCGGTCGCGCGACACATCAACGGGCGGCGCTTTGACTGGTATGGCTGGATTCTTTCCCAACTCGATGTGTCCTGCCGCCTCGGCAGATCGAAAAACGTCTTGCAAGCGGCTTCGGATTTTCGCCGTGATCGTAGCGCCGCGGCTTTCCGTGATGCCTTCAATGTAGTCATTGATTTCCTTCGTCGATACTCTCATCAATGACTGGGTGGAGAACGGCGCAGCCTTAATCGCCCGGATCTGCGACTGAACGGATTTGATCGTATTGCCAGCTTTGCCTGATGCCTCAAACTTTTGTAGGTACTTGTCGCACCACTGATCCAGCGTTAGCTTACCTCCATCGATCCGATTGATTAGTGACACGTCGCCAGCACGGTGCAGCAGTTCTGCATTTGCAGTTCGAGCTTGGGCGGACGCCACCTTGAAATCTCTCCCTAAGCCGTAGGATTTTCCAGTGGCCGTATTCTTGTACCAAAAGTAGCCAGCCGAATTCTGATACAGATTGGCTGGCCAGTTCCTGCGATCCGCATTCCTTCGTCTAGCGGCCACTTGTCATCCTCTCAATTTTTTCCGCAACAGGGTCAACGTACTCGGCATCGGGGCGACAGAAATACCCTCTTCCTACTTTGCGTGGAACTGGGCGGATGCGTCCAGCCTTGATCCAGTTAAGCAATGTGTTTTGATGCGGTCGGTGCTCGCCGAATACCGCGTCGGCCCAAGCCGCCACTGGAATCAGCCTCGCTGTCATCACAATCTCCAGTTCATTCGATTTTGCTGTTCTCGCTCACGATTTGCTCCCTTGGGTGCGGGCGGCGTCGAGGGCGCATTCCACCTCGTCTACATCTGGCGGCGGCTCATTGCCGCTGCGCCAGCGCTCACGTAGTTCGAGCGCGTACGTAGCCGCATCGACATACCATGCTCGCTCCCGCAGCCAGCGATAGCGCTCTGCGCAGAGCTTGTCGTCATCCGTCACCTCGGAGCGCGGCTCCGGCTGGCTCGGATGGGGGGCGAGAATTGCTTCCAGTTCTTCCGCAAGCTTGTACTGGCAGGAATGTCGGGCCTCGTCTGCTGCGCGGCTGATCACCTGACATTCGCCGACCGTCAGCGCGTCGTTATTCGGCATGGTCGACTTCCCTCACTTCTTTGATGAAGTCGGCGGCATCCTCAGACGACTCGAAGAAAAATGCCTTATTCGTTCCGCCGTCGTAGACATGTGCCCATTTCTTCAGACTCGGCTCGTAAGCCTGCACGCTGTACTTCGGCTTGAGCGTGTTCATGTCAAGCCACGGATGAGTGCGCATTCTCCATTCCGGGCGCACGCTGCTGCGCGCGATTCCAAGTTGCCTCTTAGCCATGGCTGGCTCCCTCGGCAGTTGACTTGCCGCAAAACGGGCAGTAGCTGGAAATGACCGGAATCAGCTTTCCGCGCGTGAATCCTTTCGCCTGCGCGACGATCTTGAACTCGGTCTTGTGGATCACGCGTATCGAATTGCCAGACATGGAGAATCCGGCCGATTGGCAGTTGGCCGAAGCGTCCACGCCGAGTTCTTCGCTGTAGCGTTTGGCCAGTTTGATCTCGATCTCGCTGATGCAGATGCAGTTCATGATTGGTCGGCTCCATTGAGAAGGGCGGCACGGTCGAGACGTTCGAGTTCGGCGAGGATCAGTGCGCCGGCCTTCACGAGATCGCGGCGCGGCGTGGTCGGCTTCCACCAGTTGTGCATCCATGGCCAGAATGACGGCAACGGGTCGGCCCACGCGACACCTCCAGCATTTTCCGCATAGCAGGCTGCGGCCAGCGCGATTGCACCATGCTGATACTGGTCGTCATGCTCCGGCGTCCAGCCCTCCGCTTCTACCTGCCGGCGGCGCTCGGCGCGCATGTCGCGCGCAGCGTCCGTCAGGCGCGCCTCTCCCGCATCGGCGGGGGCGCTGACGGCGTAGCACGGAATCGAATACGGCCGCACCGATGATGCAGTAGCGCCACCATCTGCCAATGCGCGTTGCTTTTGCGCGGCGGTGATTGCCCGGTCGTCATCAGTCATCCATGCAATCGGCTCGCGCGCCTCTGCCGGTGCGTCGGCCTTCTTCGCGATCCACTCGATTAACGACACCTGATCTCGCCTCCAGTCGATCTCGTCGTGCACATAGCCGAAGCGCTCGCAGAGCCGACGATGGAAGTTTTTGAACTTGTGCGTATCGTCCGGTGCGTCGGCCTGTGCGCGATACAGATCGACTTCGAGCCGGAGAACCTGAGCAGCCCGCACGACGCGTTCGATGGCGTTGAGGCCGTCGTCGGTGTCGACTTCATCGTCCCCGATGATCGTCGCGTAGACGGTGGCCAGCGTCTCCGTCATCCGCTTCGCGACGTATGCTTCTTCGCCGAGTGCGTCGGCCTGCGCGGGTTGCGGGGCGGTGTCGGTTACGGCAAGGAGCACAAAATCTCGCCATAGGGAAAGTTCCGGCGATGCAGGCTTGGGCTCGACTCGCAGGTACTTTTTTGCGAGACCGATCATCGCTTCGTCGTTCGCCCAACCGTCGCCTAGAGTATGGACATCGGCTGACAACGCTTGGAGGGCGGCGGTCACTCGCTCCGCAGCGGGCGATGCTGCCGCGCGGGCTTCTTGCCATGCATCCCGCAACCGCTCAACTGCACTGATTTCCGGAAAGCGATCACACCACGCCTCGAACGACGCTGTCCGCTCGTCGGCCGGCGCTGCCGACGGCTCGCCATCACCCGATTCGAGATAGAAGCACCCAGCGTCGTTGCACGCCTGCGCGGTAGTCGATCCGCAGCGCTTACACGCGCCGTCGGCCGGCGCTGCTGCGGGCAGCTCGACACGGAAGCCGCCAAACAGGTGCGCGACGAACTCGGTCAGGATGAATCGATCTTCGGCGTTCGGTTCGCGCGAATCGTTGTTGTCGCCGACGATTTCGAATGTCTCGATTGCAGCGAGGGCGTCCTGTGCCGTCAGCAGTGCGGGCTGCTCGACAGGAGATGCGGCGAGAAAATACATACGCTTTCGCAGTTCGTATGCCTGGTCAGTGATTCTCGTTGCCAGCTTCTTATCGGTACGGCCGTGCGACAGCAGGCCAGCAGCCGTTACAACATCCATCAGAAACTGATTGATTCCCGTCAGCGCATCAGCGCGGCTCTGTTGTTGGTCGTTCATGGTCGAACCTCGATTCAAGACGGTTTGCGGATCTCGACCGCACACGGCGTGGTCATCACTTCGTGCAAAGCCGCTTCAAGCCATCCCATGACCCACTCATCGCCCACGACGCTTCGAAGCAGTTGGTAAGCGGAGAGCAGCGACGCGGACAAGTAGGAGACCTTCTCTGATTCAGTCATCGTGGCGATGCCGTTGCGGGTGTAGTCGTCCAACACGAGCTTTATCATCCGCATGTCTTCGGCTTTCTCGGCGTCGCTGTATGGCGAATCAGCGTGGATGTTCGCGGTGGTCATTATTCGCGGCCCTCCACGTCTGCCGCAGTGATGACGTACTCACTCACGTTGACGACGCTGTAGAACGTCGGTTTTGCATGCTTCTCGATCCAGCCCGAGAGAAGCGTTTCGAGTTCGGCCTTTGCTTCCGGCGCGATGTCCGGATATCCATCAGCAGCTTCGCCGACCTCGTCATAGGCGCGGTCGCTGATCATATCGATCACGTCGTTGGCGTCGCACAGGCGCACGATTGGGATCGGCTCGACATCGCCGTAGAACACAACATCGCCGACAGCGAGCTCGTCGTGCATATCGAGTAGTTCGTCGAGCGCATCGCACGAGAAGAACTCGTTGTCTTTGCTCCAGACCGTGCGTCTCACATCGGTGGTAGCGCTGCTTCCCGTTTCGTTTGTCACGTTCAAAGATCCTCCAATAGCTTGTCGATCGGCTTGCGCGATTGCAGGACGACGAGAGCCATTTGTCTCTTACCTTCGTCGAACCCCGCCCGATAGGCGGCTTGTTCTGCGGATGTGCGCCCGGTCGGCTCCGTTGTATGCCGTGTGCGATCGCGGCGCACCTTGGGGGGAATTGCACGTGCAAACAGCGCGTGCGGGCCGTCTTCGGTGTCGTAGATCTCGAGCAGCACCCAACCTTCGCCATCGGGTGGCGTCGGCGTCCATGCGCTGCAGTCGGCGTCGGCGCGCTCGTGGTACTGCTCGTAGCTTTCGGCATCGACGTCGGATTCCATGCCGATGAATGCCGATTCGATGCCGAACGCTTCAAGGAACCTGTCGACGCGCACATCCTCGTCGCAGAGGGGAAGCTCGGGATGCGTCAGCCAGCCTTGTTCGTCGCGCTGGATCTCGCGCGGTGCGAGCAGCTTTGCTCGCAGCCCTTCGAGCGAAACGAAGCCGTCGAAGAGCGATTCCCGTGTCGCGGTCGCGAGGTCGAGCCGAAGAGCCTTTGCTTGCTTCAGTGCCTCGTCGCGCTGCGGAGACTCAGGCAGCCTGCCGACAGCACCGACAAGCTCGAATGCGTACTGCGTCAGGTTCACGATGCCGTTCGCGCGCGGTTTCGTCTCATTCGTCATGTCGTGCCTCCGTTCAATAGTCGCGGCCGGGGTAGTAGGTATTGATGCTGTTCTCGTCGCCGTCGATGATCAGCTTCGTGCCGGCGGCGTAGAGCTGAAACAGGCGGCGCTTGAAGCCGTGCATGGGGCCGACAAACAGCGTCTTGCTCGGGTCCTTTCGATCGATCTGCACGCTGTACACGCGGCCGTCGTGGACGTCGATCTGATACGGGCAGTCGTGGGACTTGGTGCCGTATTCGCTGTCCAAGTAAATGTGGTGGAACTTCGAGATGAAGCCGCTCTCCGCGCTAACAATCAGCGTGATCCGGTCCGACTCATCGCACGAGCACGAGCGGTATTGGCGATCGGCGTGCTCGTCCTTGATGAATTCCTCGACGAGTTGCGAAAGCTTGATCTCTGCCGGTGCGGGTGCGAGCAGTTCCTTCATCTGCTGCTCGATCTGCGTTTCGATTGTCGCGTTCAACTGCGCGTCGACCTGCTGTCGGATGATCTTGAGAATGAGGTCGTTGTATCCGGGCAGACCAAGGTTATGAAAGTCGACTTGCAGCGCGGCTTTGACGCGCTCTTTCAATTGCTCGCCGAAGGTCGAGTACGTGCGGAGTTCCTCGTCGATGATCGAGGTGATTGTCTTCGTCAACTTTTCTTCGATCGCCTTCTCGATCGTGCCGGCCGCGACGATGTTCGAGAAGGCAGTGGAGACGGCTTGTTGCAGGTCTTTCATGGCTTGGTCCTTATGCACGTCATTGGAATTCGAAAAAGGTGCTGGTCCGTACAGGCACCAGCTCAAGCAGGGGTTCAAGGGCGGACACTCAGCGCTCGCATAAGGCAGCGTTGCATGACTGCTTGGCATCAATTTGAGGGAATGGCGGGACCCAACCGCCACCGCCGAGCGTCCGCTCTTGAATCTCCGCAGAGGAAAAAGAGGGTGCCGAACTGGCCACCCTTAAAGGCCGCCCATATCCGAGGGGAGAGCCGGGCGCGGGCTCAGAATTTCGTTACTTGATCTGGACGAACGGGACGCTGCTCGAGCCCATGTACTGGGGGAGCTTGCCGTCCCATTTCTCGATCGCCATCTGTTGCAGGATTTGGCTGTTCTCGCGTAGTGCTTTCGCTTTCACCTCGAGCGCTTCGGCCTCGCCCTTGGCGATCGCGACTTGCTTTGCCGCGTCCGCCTCGGCTGCACGCAGTTCGTTCTCCTTCTGCTGCGCGATCTGCGTCGCTGCGATCTTCCCGTTGATCGAGTTCATGACCTGCTCGGGGAGGCGCATCTGATTCACGAAATAGACCTTCTCGACACTGATTCCGACCTTCGCGGCGTTCGCCTTTACCTCGTCCTCGACGCGCTGCTGTAGCGCCGCCTTGCCCCTGCCGTAGACGTCCTCGACCGCCATCGACGCGCCGGCGAGATTCAGGGCGTCGCGCACGATCGCGCGCAGGTAGACGCCCGTGATCTCATCGACTCCGCGCCGATACTTCTGGAACACCTTGGGCGCGTTCTCGCGCGGGATCGCGTAGCTGACGCCGATGTCGGTATTGACCGACAGGCCCTCCACCGTCTGGAACGTGAACGACTCGTCGGACTTGCCAGCTTTGTCCCACACGTAGGACTGCGTGAACGTCGGGAAAATGAACATGTCGACGTTGGGCCCGTTGAAGTAGCGACCGGGCCCCTTCACTTCGACGTTGACGCCGCGGTCGTCGCCGTAGCGTTGTACCTTCACACCGACGTAGCCGGCCGGGACGTTATCGCAGCCGGCCGCGAGGAACATCGTCGGCGCGAGGATCAGAATCAGAAACAGGCGTTTCACTTGGTCTCCTTGAAATGAGGGGGGATGAATTTCACAAAGGCGGCGGCATATGCCAGCCACACGAACGGCACGGCGAGCAGAGTGATGCTGCTGTCCTGATTCACCAGCCACGGGGTGACGATCGACAGCAGCACGAGAAACAGCACGGCCGCGACGATGAGCTTCGAAGCGGTTTTGATTGGTATCTCCGGTAAAAAATGGCGGGGCGCGCATACGGGCCACCCCGCCGAAAGGCCGCGCTTATCCGAGAGGAAATCCCGCGCGCGGCGAGCGGGGAACTGCGGTGTGTGGCATGCTGAGGCCACAAAGAAGTCGCGCATCCGGAGTGCCGGAACGTCCGCGGCTATGCGGAAGGTCGTCGTGCTAGGATTCTCACCAAAGCAAGCGGGGAGCGATGAACTCGAAAGAACTGCGCGCGGAGCAATTGCCGCGGGATACGGCTGTCGGACTCGGAGGTTTTGCACTCGGACTCACGATTGCGTGCCTGATTGCGCATCTGCCCGGAAGCTCGAGCGAATGGGCTTCATGGGTTCAGGCGGTCGGCTCGATTTTTGCAATCGCTGGTGCTTTTCTCGTTGCTAGATATCAAGCGCAACATCAAATGACGCAATTGCTTCGAAGTTCTGCTCAAGCGCGTGTCATTGAAGCGGAACTAGCATTCGTCGTCGCAACAGACGCTGTGGCTGCTATTACCGTGGCCAACCAATACATCGCGAACTTCATTAATGGCAGCGTCTTCAAGTTCGATCTCGATCGTCTTTCCGACGTGCAGCTTTCGTTGCGCACGCTTTACGGTCGAGGCGTTCCGCCTGATGTGCTAAGTAGCGTTATAGACATCCAGCGGTTCGTGACATATTCGGTGAGGGCGATACAGCAAAGAAATGAGAACTCTGGCGCCACATACCTAAAGCAAGAATCTCGCGATAAAGCGCGAAGTCGGGTTAAATCTGCTAACGAAGCATCTAGAAAAATTGAGCATTGGCTGAGTGGAGAGCGAGCGAAGCTCGGCCTCAAACCTGCTAACAGTCTTCGCGAAGCGGATGGCTAAAATCGTCTTGACTAGACGGCACCTGCTCGACGTGCAACGCAGAGGAACCACACACAGCCGATAGTGATGCCGTAGGCGAGGATCATCCCGACAGCCCGAGCGAGACGCCCGTTCGGCCGAACGCACGCGGCGAGTAGGTCATTGTCGAAAGCGACTCTGTTCATGATGGTCTCGTGTCGTCGCAATTACCGACGGTATGCATGGGTCGACGCGGCGAAAGGCTCGATGGACGTATCGGCTGCCGGCTCAATGCGCTGCATGGCGCCGGACGGCATGAGCTCGATTGCGTCGAGGCAATGTCCGGCGAAGTAGTTGCGATCATGGCGTTCGATGGCGTCTTGGAGCTTGGCCCATGTCAGGGTTTCACGGACGTTGTATTCGTGATTTGCATGGATGTGAAGCATCGCGGTCCCCGGTGGGTTGTGATTGCCCGCAGGGCGGGCGCGGTTGGTCAGACGTGCCAATGCGCGGTATCGATCACGCGAGCGGCGTTCACTTGATTTGCAAGACGCATTGCTTGCTCTTTGGTGAAGAAAGCCTCGACGCGCGGCCCTTCGTGGTACAGGACACGGCCGCGCGCCACCAAAACTTGCACGTACCACGCGTCATCCGGTGCGTCCGCGCCTACCTTGTGCGCCGACGCAACTGCAATTTCGATTCGAGCCATCGTCGTTCTCCTGTAGCGGCCGGGGTTGGTCAGTGCATGTGGTGCTCGTCGTCCCCGATGCGCTTCACTGCACGCGCAACCTCGACAACGAGCCAGAGAATCAGCAGGGCAAAAGCCCCGATTACGAAGTGCTTCACCTCAGCAGCCTCCGCGAAGATCTTCGATGCCCTGAGCGATCAGATCGCTTGCAACTTCGCGCAACAGGTGCTCGACAAGCGCGCCGCGAGGCAGACGGCGCAGTTCGAGGAGGTTCTTTGCGGCTTGGCTCACGATCGGCTCCTAGACCTTGAGTCCGATCGACCGTAGAAAGAGGCGTCGGTCGTATTCGAGCTTCAACCGGGCCGCGTGCCGCATAGCATGGGCGCGGCCGATGTTCTCGCTGTACCGATGAGATAGGCCGAGTACCGCCCACGTCTCACGGCTCGCGTTTGCGCTGACTTCGAGGTCCGCTGCTGCGTTTTCGAGCCACTCGACCGACACGGTCGGCAGCTTCCGTTTCGATTCCACTGGATCTCCTTTCGAAGGGGCACGATCGCGAGCCTCGTTTCCCCTCATGATTTAGTAGTCCGAATTCAATACAACGATCAGGGCGTAACACCAATCGATCTGCTTCCTTGTCAGTTTTCATGGGATGGGGCCACTGCCGCGACTTCCGGCTTCGCTTTCCCCTCCGAACGACAATCCGGCTATCTCGCGATCCGCCATGTGCGTCGCGACCAACTCCGGCGTCCTCTGGCTCCCTCGCCGCGGCCAGACCACGTCCGCATCGGCAGGACCCCATCTCATGAAAGCTGAGTGGTGTCGGGCGCTACCCCGTTTCTCGGCTACACCGTTGAGCCGGCCGGTTGCTCCCTTACGGGTCCCGGCACACTAGTTGCACACGATGCTCAGGGAAGGTATGGCGGCCCCGTCGGTTATGCGCATAGAATGCAGTCGCCAAACACACAATTCAGCACACGGGGGCCGCCATTGGAAGCATTAAACGTATTCAAGAATCTAACTCTCGACCACTGGTACAAGGTGCTGATACCCCTATCTTTGGTGCTTTTCGTGTTGTCGATTACGGTGGATTTGCTTGTTATCTCAAACGCATCGCTCATCCTACTTTCGCTTGGCCTATTTCTGGTCGGCATAGGCGAATGGATCAATCACCCACGCCAAGAGGCGATCAATCTTCACTTCAACATGAAGATCACCCTGCATCGGTGGAAGCCGAAGGCATGGGGGATCGCGCTGGACCTCGCGGGTGCGACCCTTGGGGGCATCGGGCTCTTCGGGATTGTCCGAACCGCAATTCGCGCCGCGATCTAGCTTGCCCTGAGCGTCGTATTGTTAAAGAGCGTTCCGCCGAAGCGGAGGCGCAGCGTGCAGTGCTGCGTTGGATTGGATATTGAGACATATAAGACCCGCTGTCAAGACTTTTGTGTCCTGTTATGGGACTCTTGAGTCTTACTTTTCGTCGGACTGTGGGATAGAGCGCCGTAACGACGCTCTGGAGGAGCTCAACATTAACTGCAGAGCGGGGCGGAGGCAGTATTTCGTGATGCTATTGCGATAGGTGATGGCGCTGAACCGCTGCCTGGATTTCGGATGACGGCAGGGAAATATCTCCAATAGTATTCGCCAAATTTTGGCCTGTTTGCTCGACGGACACCATGGCGGCCATGAGCGCTTGTTTGCTTGGCGCAACTTTTCCAGTGAGAATTTCGAGTTCGGAGGCCGCAGCGCGCTCGATGTCGCTCGCATACTTGGGCGGTGAGATGCCGAAGCTCGACACTTCTCTCAGGGCGGTATCGCGCGTTTGACTGGTTGTATGAATTCGATGGGTAAGTGATCGGTAATCTGAAAGGGCGCCAAGGAGACGAGATGTTGAAGTCAGGTAGGCCCTTGTTTTGGCGTGAATGTTGCCGCTTTCCCAGATAGACGGAGCGGGGCTATCTGATGCTTTGCCGATTGTCTCGCGTAGCTTTCCACAGAGAGCTGGAAACGAACCGGCATCTGTGTTTTGGAGCATCTCGTCTGCTAACAAGACACTGCGCACGCTTACGGATGCAAATTTTGCGATACGGAGTGATCGCGAAGCTTGCTGATCGATTCGCGAGTCGACGTAAATTGTCAGACTGACGATCGTCAGTGCGGCCGCTGCCAACGACGCCATTGCTAGGCGCTTCATTTTCATATAGTCCCCCTATTCGTCGGTGTTTTTTGGGAATGAAATCGAAAGAATGAGGATTGTATTCGGTGTGGGAACTACGACGCGAAGCGCGCGCTAAGCTGCCGACGAAATGTCCATTCCTTGCGTTGAACTTCGCAGGGAGGGAGCCATGGCGCCCTGCCACGTGCTCACGATCTTCGAGCAGTTGAGCGCTGAGGGGAAGGCGACGGTTGGCCTATGGAAACATGCGCCGGGTTTGCTGGCTGGTAGAGGCGTAGGGGGCTCGGTGATGATGAGATCGCGTTGTGCTGACGGCGGCCAGAGCCAACGCTCTTCCGGGGGGATTTTGAGTGGAGTCGGAAATGAAAAGCTTCGGCTGAGCCGAGGCTCAAAAGATGGGTCAGAGATTGGGCGTACTTGGCGCCTGTCTGGCAAGCGTTGAGAAAATGTTCGCTAGATCAAGATAATTCAGTTGACCTTTCGCGACATCGACCATGATTTCTTCGAGTGCCTGCGTACGGGCGACTTCGTATCCCTCGACCAGCAAGTATGTTAGGGCAGACACGAGAGCAGTTCGCTTGTTCGCGTCAGAGAAGGCATGGCCCCGCGCGATCGCCACGGCGTACATGCTGGCAATCTCGAACACGTCCTCGAGCCCTTCGTAGTGGATTCGATTCCCAATACGACCAAGGGCACCTTCCAAGGCGCCCCTATTCGTATGACCGTCTAGGCCAGGTTCTCGCGAGAGGATGAAATCGTGCACCAGCACAACCAAATCCACATCCAGAATCATCGTTTCGCGAGTGCTTGAATGACCGAATGGTGCTGCTCGTAAACCGTCTTCGCGGCGTTAAGAATCGCCTTTCGCCCCGCCGGCGACTGAGTTGTCACCTTCACGGTCGGCTGTTGAGTGGACTGGCGGGCTCGGACCTCCACTCCATGGATGGTCCCGGTCTTACCCTTGATACTCATATGGACTCTCCAAGAGATGCGACAGGATTGTTGCGGTGCCAAATTACCTGGCGGATTGTACCTGCAAAATTTTGCACGTGCAGATTGATTATCGGCCCCTAATGCCCGAATTCAAGGGGGAGCGGTACCTACGTTCAGACATTGTTGTGACAAATTGACACTGCCGAAATGTGGCGGCGCGTGGTGTGACGTGCTGCAGGGTACGTCATCCCGGATCTGCAATCAATTGCAGGTCCGGGAAGTTCGCGGTCGCTCCCGGCTGACCGGCATCCCAAAAATGAAGTCCTACGTTCATATTGGCTTAAATAGGATATAACTTATCTTGGTCGGGATGGTTGATCGACTTCTCCTTACACCCTGTCAGAATTGTCATTGATAGGCCGGTTTGTCCTTGGCAAAATACTGTATGCATGTACAGTATTTGTGACGAAGAAAAGAAGACCAGGGGTGGTGATGAGAGAAAAATCGACGGCGAGCCCGCGCTGTAAGCCAGGCGATATAGCGAAAATCAAAGAAGCATGGAACCCGGCCCTAATTGGAAGGATCGTGCTGATTAAGGCCGCTCATTCAGACACTGAGTGGCTTGTTACGCTGCTTGGGGAGCCGGGTTTGACACTGACAAAAAACAGAAAACGAATTGTCGCCAGCAATCGCGCACTTGCGTACGACTCCGCACTCGAGCCGATCCGGGCTGTCGATCCAGATGGGATGGGACACTCTATGGTTGTAGGTGAGGAAGAGCGCCGTCGTTGTTGGTGGGATCTGTAAACGCGATTGTCGCGATCAGGGACTTGATTGACCTGAATACATCGGGCGAAAGGCCGCTCGCGTCGGCGTTCACAATAACGTCGACAAGGGATAGCGCCTCGGGACTCAGGCTTTTCCACGATTGGGGCATGGTGGGGGGGGGGCTCGCCGTGGTGTGCGAAGCGTCCCGTCCAATGAGGTCGACCGCACTTTTCCCAACAGTCTTAGCAATGATGTCGACAGTCGAAAGCTGAACGTCTTTATCGCCAGAGCGAACCCGATTGACGGTGCGCGCAAAGCTATCGGCGCTTTCAACAAGGCCGAGGGTATGCGCGCGCTGGGCAAGCTCACGCCCACTGGCAAATTTCCGTCCGTCACCGATCAGTTCATCGACGGCAATTCTCAAGTTTTCGCGTAGGTCACTCATGTCCCAAAGAATATTGAGTTGTTCGGGACTTATGTGTCTTGTTTGTTGGGACAAATAAGTCTATTATCGTGCCATGAACGAACTAGACCTCATCCGATCATGGCTTTGGAAACGGCGCGGGCAGTGGACCCGAATTGCCTTGAGCATCGGTCTTAGCCCAAAGACTATTCAACGCGTTGCGCGGGGAGAGGTGTCATCTGTGAGCCTGCGCACCTATGTTGCATTGCGTGACGCCATGCTCGCTCAACAGAAGGAGCTCGCGGGATGACGCCCTCGGGTTCAATGAAGTAAGGGGCGAAATCGCTTTCAGTTATTTTATCTTGTTTGGGTTAACAATATCCTATTTGGCATGCTGTCCCTTACGGGCCAGCGGAAGGAGTCAACGTGACAAATGCTAACGACAAGTGCGCTGTGACGATCGAGGCAAGTCCCATTGGAACGGGGCGCGTCTTGATTGATGGTATTGAAGTCCGGTGCGTCCAGAGCGTCAACGCGCGCTTCCGAGCTGGGCAGGGGCCGGTAGTGGAACTGGGATTGGTCGCTGATGGCGGCACCCAGATCCACTACGACGGCGCGAACCTCTACGTCGAAGAAACTGCCATGCCCGCGGCACTCGAAATCGCTCTGTGGAAACACCTCGCGAACAAGTACGGCCGCGAAATCGACGTTACAACGATGAGTTCGTCGACGCGCGATTACTGCCTCGTTGGCGACTAGATTCGCGTGATCTCGACGCCGCTTCGCACGAGTCGAAAGACATTTTCCGAGACGCGGTTCAGTGGCTCACCGTTCGAAAGTCGATATTCCTTGAGTTTTCGAGTCGCTTACCCAACAGAAGGAGACTTCATGAAGCGCATGTACGCGCGTTTCGTCCTGTGGCTGATTCGGCCGGCGCTCAACTTGCGGACTGAGCGCCAGAAAGCCGCGGTCCGTTACTACGAGGCAGCTATCGGATCGACTGGGCCAAGTTGGAGAAGCCTTCGGAATACCGTTCAAACGACGACAGGACGCCATCGCCGGCCCGTTCGCTGTTGAGCAATGTCACACGAGCCACCTCAAGTGCTTGAGTGTGCTCCGTGATGAACCGATTGAGTTGATCTTTGGACATCGACCGAAGTAGAGCGTCAACGACTGCAAGAAGCGCCATGTTTTCGCCCTTCAGTTCGCAGATCCGGTCAGCCGCGTCTTTTAGATCCTTCATGGAGGTCCCCGTATGGAAATGGTTGTGTGAGAGCTGCCAATTCTAAGGCGAAAGCTCGGGACCCTCGCCCAATGCAGTAGATCGCGCCTGCATGGCGCGGTTGAGGAAGTTGAATTTTCGTTCGCATCATAGGGACACACTTTAGTAGTCCTTACCGTGACAAACAACGTTCAGATGAGGATTGAATGAACATCATCGACGCCGCATACGCGGTTGTTCACGATTACCCGGGCGGCAGTGAGTCGCTCGCGCCGCGTCTCGGTATGTCGGCGGCAGTGCTGCGGAACAAGGTGAACCCGAACAACGCTACGCATCACCTCGGGCTCGCTGACGCGGTTCGCGCGACGGACGTGACCAACGACGATCGGATGCTCGAAGCGTGGGCAGCGGCGCGTGGTTACGCGCTCGTGAAGTTGCCGAGCGCCGTTGAGTGCTGCGACGCGGCCATCGTCGAACTGATGGGCAAGGCGTGGTCGACGCACGGCCTAGTCGGCCGAGAGATCGTCAAGACGCTCGAAGACGGGCGCGTCGAGCACTCCGAGGTCGTGCGGGTCGAAGCGCGCATCTTCCAGCACGCACAGGTGCTGTTCAATCTCGCGGCGCGGCTGCGCGGCATGGCTGAGTAGCCGAATGGATTGGCTTGACCGTTCGCACCGCGGAGACTGCCGCGACCTGATGCGCGCGATGGCCGCCGACGGCGTGCGTGTGCAGACGATCGTGACGTCGCCGCCGTACTGGGGCCTTCGCTCGTATCTGCCTGACGGACATCCCGACAAGGGCAGGGAGATCGGCAGCGAGTCGACACTGCGCGAGTTCATCGACACGCTCGTCGGCGTGTTCGAGCTCTGCCGCCAACTGCTCGTGGACGACGGGACGCTCTGGCTGAACATGGGCGATGCCTATGCCTCATCGGGCGGACAGACGCCGATGCGCGGAGAGACGTTTGCCGGGCGCGCTCGCGCTAAGGAGAACATCTGCCTGAGCAACAGGAAAGCGGGCATCGATGGTCTGAAGGTCAAAGATCTGATGGGCCAGCCGTGGCGTCTTGCGTTTGCATTGCAGGATGCCGGCTGGTATCTCCGACAGGACATCATCTGGCACAAGCCGAACCCGATGCCCGAGAGCGTGCGCGACCGCTGCACTAAGGCACACGAATATCTGTTTCTGCTTTCGAAGAGCGAGCGCTACTACTACGACTTCCACGCGATGCAGGAGCCTGTGAGCGGTGGTGCTCATGCACGTTCGCCCGGCAATCGGTCACACAAAGCCACAAATGCATTTGCGGCGGGCGACGAGCATCACCGCACGAAAAGCGGACTCGTCGCGTACGCCGAGCGGCAGCGCGCCGCGGGCGTCAATCCGAAAGCTGTAGCGGTCGCCGGTTGGCAGACGGGACCGGGCGCACATTCGACTGTCGAGCACAACCGCGGCGCTCGTGCAAAGCGGCAGAAGCAAAACGAATCGTTCTCGGCAGCCGTCACCGACGTTGTCACGAGTCGAAATCGCCGGAGCGTCTGGACGATCCCGACGCAGTCGTTCGACGGCGCCCACTTTGCAACTTTCCCCGAGGCGCTCGTCGAACCTTGCGTGCTCGCCGGCAGTCGGCCGGGCGACGTCGTGTTCGATCCGTTCTTCGGCAGCGGCACGACCGGACAAGTAGCGCAGCGCCTCGGCCGCCGTTTCATCGGCTGCGAACTCAACCCGGACTATGAGCCGCTGCAGCGCGATCGTCTGCGGCAGCCGGGATTCGTTTTGGAGGTCATGTGAGCGAGCGCCCAACCCTCCACGTCGTTTCTCTGTCCGGCGGCAAGGACAGTACCGCGACGCTGTGCGTCGCACTCGAACAGCACGGTTCGGAGAACGTGCGGGCTGTGATGGCGGATACCGGAAACGAAGATGAGCAGAACCTCGAATACGCGCTCGACTATTTGCCTCGCGCGCTCGGTATCCCGGTGGACGTAGTGCGGGCCGACTTCACTGACGAATTTGCGACAAAGCGAGCGAACCTTGCGCGGATCGCCGCCGGCGAACCCGAGTCAGCCGTGTACGGCAAGCGCGAGTTCATGTACCGCTGGACGCCCGAGGCGGCCGCACGAGCGCTTGAAGTGCTACATCCGACCGGAATCCCATTCCTTGACCTTTGCCTTGTCCGCGGCGGATTTCCATCACGCAAGCGGCAGTTCTGCACGCAGTACCTGAAGACCGAGCAACTTGTCGGCTACGCATTGCGTGAGATCGACCGCGGTTACGCGGTGTGGTCGTGGCAGGGCGTTCGCATTGACGAGAGCGATTCGCGTCGAGAGCGTCTTCAGGGTACGGGCGCGTGCGTGAAGGCATTCGAGGTGGTCGGCGGCGGCCTTTTCAATTACCGCCCCATTCTGCGCTGGAGTGCCGCCGACGTATTCGAGGCGCACGCGGCGGCCGGCATTCGACCAAATCCGCTGTACCGGCAAGGCATGTCGCGCGTTGGCTGCATGCCATGCATCAACGCCGGGAAGTTGGAACTGCGAGAGATCGCGCGCCGGTTTCCCGAGCACGTCGAGCGCATTGCGGAATGGGAGCGTCTCGTGTCCGAAGTCTGCCGGCCGGGTAGCCCAGTCTCGTTCTTTCATCAGGGCACAACGGGCCATACGGGACAGGCGTCCACGATTTGGAAGGTCGTCGACTGGTCGAAGACGAGCCGCGGCGGCCGTCAATACGACCTTCTCGCGGACGCAGAACCTGCGACGGCATGCTCGTCCGCATACGGGCTCTGCGAATAGCTCCACACACCAACTATCTCAACAGGAGCCACTGATGGCCAAAAACTCAATCGACGTCTACGGGGCATCGGGCAAGGGCAACGTCCTTTCGATGGACCCCGACAAGCTGACGCTCGTCACGGACCCGAAGCACCCGCTGTACGACCGGCGCGTACATCAGGCGCCGAACCCGAAGACGGTTCGGAACTACCGCGCGCAGGGCGTGCTTGAGCCGGTGCTCTTCTACAAAGACCCGGAGACAGGCGAGAACCTCGTGATCGACGGCCGTCGCCGCGTGATCAACGCGCGCGAGCTGAACCGTCAACTGATCGAGGCGGGCGAAGAGCCGATCACGATTCCGGCGATCCCGAAGCGCGTCATGCGCGACAGCGACAAGTCGTTTGTCGGAATGATGGTCAGCACGAACGAGATCCGCGAAGAGGACTCGCCGATCAACCGGGCCGAGAAGATGGCTCGCATGCTCGACGTCGGCCACACCGAGGATGCTATCGCCGTCGCGTTCGGCGTCGAGGTGCCGACCGTGCGCTCCGCATTGAAGCTGCTCGACTGCTGCATGGCGGTGCGTGACGCTGTTGAGGCGGAACAGATCACTGTGTCGCACGCGCTGAAGCTTGCGAAGCTGTCGCCCGACGAGCAACGCGCGAAGGTTCAGGCGTTGATCGATGCCGCTGACGGCAAGGAAGGGCACGCGCGCTCGCGTGCGCAGAAGGCCGTGCTCGGCGGTACGGTGGCACGCGTACGTCCGCGTAAGCAGATCGAGGCGGCGCTCGCGGAGGCGACGGGCGAGCGCTTGGCGGCGCTGCGATGGGTGCTCGGTATTGACGACGCGGAAAGCGCACAGGAGGCCGCCGAATGAGTTTCGAGCACCTCAACCGCGCTATGCGCGAGCAGTTCCCGCCGACGGCCAAGGTGATCCTGATCTTTCTGGCGCGGTTGGCCGACGAGCAGGGGAATTGCGATCCGTCGATCGACGCCATTGCGGAATTCGCGAGCGTGACGCGCGTGACCGTGTCGTCGACCCTTCGCACGTTGGAGGAGGCCGGTGCGCTGCGCATTACGCGCCGGCCCGGTCACCCGAGCGCCTATCGCTTGACTCTCGGGAGAGCGTCTTGACTCCGACCGACATCAAAGAGCCCGTTCCGGCGCGCGCTGGCGAAGTGACGCCCGTTGCGGTGACAGCTCGCGCAGCGGCCACGCGTACGTGTCTGTCATGTGGCGCAAAGACTGACGCTGACGGCGCGTTGCCGTGCGGGCACTGAGGAGCCTATGAGCGTCAAGGTTATGAACGCGGTGTTCGAGCGCTATCCGGAAGGCGGCGGCGAGATGATTCTCGCGCTGGCACTTGCGGACCATTCGCACGACGACGGGACGCACATCTATCCGAGCGTCGACAAGTTGGCTGCGAAGACGCGCCAATCGCCGCGTGCAGTGCAGTACCAGCTTCGCCGGATGCAGCAGTCGGGCTGGCTAATTCTCGTGAGCGAGTCGAAGGGCGGGCGTGGGAATACGCGCGAATACCGAATCAATTCGGACTGGATAAACGGTGCAGAACTTGCGCCCATTTCGTCGGGTTCAAAGGGTGCAAAAAATGCACCCAATGGAAAGGGTGCAAACGACGACGTAAAGGGTGCAACTGGCGACATAAAGGGTGCAAATCACAGCACTAAAGGGTGCAAAGCTTTTGCACCCGAATCATCAGGAACCGTCATAGAACCATCAGAGAACCATCAACCCGCGCGGCGTGCGCCGCGAGTTGCGTTGCATGGCGAACTGCGATCAATCGAGCTGCCCGACTGGTTGCCCGTCGACGCGTGGCTCGACTGGTGCGAGCACCGCGAGGCGAAAGCGGCGGAGAAGTCGGCGCCGTGGACACGCCCGGCGGCGAAGGTGTCGCTGCGCCGCCTCGAGAAGCTGAGAGAGCTTGGGCATGCCCCGGCGGACTGCATCGACGAAGCGGTATTGCGCGGCTGGACGGGGCTGTTCCCGGTAAAGCCGGACGGCGCGGCGACGACCGGGCAGGACGTTCCTTCCGATTGGCACAAGAGCGCGCAAGGTGTCACTGACCGCGGTAAGCAACTCGGCATCGAGCAGCGCGAGGGCGAAGTGTTCATGCGTTTCAAGGCGCGCGTCGTCAAGGCGGCCGGCCCAGGCGAGGCGATGGAGGAAATGCTGCGCGAGGCTGCCCGCTTCGGGAATGAGACCTACGAGCAGTTGTACCGGTACTTCAACGACATCCCGCGCGATCAGGAGGCGACGTGACGAAGCGCGCTTCACGGCCGCTCGTCGTTCCCGAGGGTACGGCGATGGTTGGCACGGCACGCGTGCGCGACGACCGAACTATCGGTCGCAGCTTCGCCGAGCGCGAGCTGGCGCGCCGCACGGGCAAGCAGCCAAACTCCGAATTCGACGAAATCGCATCCGGCGACCTCGACCGGCCACTCTTCACGCCGGTAATGACGGCGAAGCGCTCGAAGTACCGCAACACGAAGTGCGAGCACGACGGCATCAGGTTCGACAGCAAGCGCGAGCGGTCGCGATGGTTCGAGTTGATCAAGCAACAAGACGTCGGGCTGATCAGCGGTCTTCGGCGTCAAGTGGCGTTTGAGCTGATCGCGCGTCAGCGGCGTTCCGACGGTTCGATCGAGCGAGCGGTCGAGTACGTTGCCGACTTCACCTATCGCAATTCGGTGGGTGAGCTTGTGGTCGAGGACGTGAAATCAGCGGTGACACGGAAGAACAAGGACTACGTCATTAAACGAAAGCTGATGCTCCGAGAGCACGGCATCACGATTCAGGAGGTCGAATGAAGAAGGCGGTGAGCTTGAGCACGGGGAACTGGCTGATCTGCGATTGCTTGAAGCGGAAGGCCGGCCGCCGCGGGCTGACGATTGAGCAGATCGGATACGAAGCGTCGATGACGACTGATACGGTGAAGGGGCGCATACGAAACCTTCTCGGCAAGAAGTATGTTGAGCGCATCGAAGGCTCGCGCCCCACGACGTACCGCTGCTTGCTCAAGGAACTTCCGCCGCCGACTGAGTCGCCGCAAGAGAGGCTCTTGAAGCGAGCAGCCGAACAGCATCGAGAACGTAACGCGGCGATCGCGCACGCGGCATTCGCCATGGACCGGATGATTCGTTCCTGCGCAGTCGTTGCGCAACGCGATCGGCGCCAATGAAGCGAACGGGATTCAAACGAAAGCCGCATTCGCCGTTCAGCAGCCTGACGCGAACGGCGACGCTGAAGCGTCAGAAGGCGATCGTGAAGCGGATCAAGCGGCCGACCGTCGCCGAGGGTTCGAAGTATTTGGCGGCGTGCCGCGGCGTGCCGCGGCGAACCGTGCTTTCTGCGTGTGCCGGGTGTGTGCCGTCTTAACCCGCTCGACGAAACCGTTGTGCCGTGCCACTCGAACCAATCGCGCCACGGGAAGGCCGGGGCGATGAAGGCGAGAAACGAATTTACGGTTCCCGGTTGCGTCGCGTGTCACGCGTGGATCGATCAGAACCGGGTCGGCACGCCGAAGCAGGCCAAGTTCGATGTGTGGGATCGGGCATATGAGGAATGGGAGCCGGTACGGGCTCGAAAGATGGGAGAAGCAAATTGCCAGTGAGGATGTGGGTTGAGATTCCGGACGGTTCGTATAGCGTGCCGAGACATCGCGGACGTGGCGGAATTATCGTCTGTGAGCGGAAGCGCGAGATCGACGCGACAGTATTTCGAATCGCTCGAATCGCTACCGTTAAGCGCCAGTTGGTCACGGCCGTCGAGGTGGATGCGTTTATTCCCGAAATGCACCGATCGCGCATCCCACAGTGCGATGGCCGTTGGGTGGAGCCGGGCGTTTTCCGGACGAAGGCATACGCGTATCGAAACCGGAGCTCGCGTGTGCTCGGCGCGTTCATCAAGAGTGGTGATGATGCATGGGACGTGCGGGGGATGTCGTGAGCGCCTATCTCTACTTCGACCAGGGCGAGATTGCGGAGCCCGTGGCAAAGATGGCGGTGCGTCGCAACGAAGCAAGCACGGGTCGCCGCGTCATCGCGTTTCCGGGCTGCCCGCTCGAAGGCGTCGAACTCAAGGGCGGCCAAATCGAGATGCGGTTTCCACGCAGCGAGGAGATACGCACTGTCCTGATTAACTGGCTGATGTACTGGGGAATCCCGTTTCGAGTCCTGCCATGAACGAGCAAAACGAACCGACGATCGACGAGAGCAACCAGATAGAGGAACTGCTCGACGAGTGGTACGACTGGCAATCGGGATACACACCGAACCTCGGACATGGAAGGGTCGCCGCCACGTGCCGAGGCTTCGCCGAAGACGACCGGACCGAAACGGCGGAGGAACGAGCAGAGAAGGCTGATCGGAAGGCGGCAAAGCGGCGCGCGGAACTGGTTGACGTCTGCGTCGATGCATTGGCGTGGCAGGAGCGCGCAGCGATTCAGCAGCACATGAAGGCGAAGCGCGTTAGCGAGATGAACCGGGAATGCGGTGTGCGCGTCTGGCTCAATCCTCGCCGGTCCGCTTTGCTGGACGCGCATGCGACGTATCAGCAGGCGAAGCGGTCGATTCTTGGGCCGCTGAAACGTCGCGGCCTGCTGAAGTGTCCCGAATTACTGTAGCTACAAAAAATACTTGCAATTGTTATTAACCGTAACTACAATAATTTGCATGGACATCACCTTTGACCCGACCAAGAACGAAACGAACATTGCCAAGCATGGAGTGTCGTTGGCGCTTGCAGCGCAACTCGACTGGTCAGGACGTGTTGTCCTACGTGGACGACCGACGCGACTACAGTGAAGTGCGCGAAGTCGGGTTCGGTGTGATCGGCGATCGCCTCTATTGCGTGGTGTTCACGCAGCGCGGCGACTCGATGCACATCATCAGCATGCGTAAGGCGAACAAGCGGGAGGCCAAGAGCTATGTCGAGCAAGCGTAAGATCGTCATGCCGACGGACGAGGAAGACGCGGCAATCAACCGCGGCATCGCGGCCGATCCCGACACGTTCGAAGTGCCGGCGGAAGACTTCGCGAAGATGACGCGGCGAGGCAAGCGTGGTCGTCCGCCGCTCGAAGCGCCCAAGGTGCAATTGACCGTGCGCTATGACGTCGACATTGTCGACGCCTTCAAAGCGACGGGCGAAGGTTGGCAGACGCGCATGAATGATGCGTTGCGCGAGTGGCTGAAGGAGCACCAGCCTGCGTGATTGCCGACCGACGATGTCGTTATAAAAAAGGGGTTGTAAACCGCGCCGCGTTTCGCTATATTGACGACGTCGGGCGCGAGGTGCGCCCAAATGAAGCCCGCAAGGTGAAAGCCTCGCGGGCTTTTTCGTTTCCGCGCCCGGAACTGATATGGCTGTTCTGATGTTTCACCGTCGTCCGCACTGGGAGCGTGCGGCTGTGGCGGTCATCGAGTTCATGCGACTGCATTACGCAGATCGACGAGACGAGCGACATTGCGTTACGACTGTGCAGGCGGCAACTCGATCAAGTCGTCGACGGGCACGGCAAGTGCGCTGGCGATCTTAGACAGCACGTCGGTAGTACCGACGCGCTGCCGGGTTTCGATTTGGCTGAGATACGGTTTGCTGATGCCGGCTGCTGCGGCGAGCGCATCTTGCGTCATGCGCAGATGATTGCGCCAAGCTCGAACAGGGTGATCGCCCGCCAGTTCAGCATCGAGCACAGCGGCCGGGATGCGGCGGCCGTCGTCGCTTGCCTTGGCCTGCGCGTAGAGCGCTTCATCTTCGAGGTCTTCGATCAGGTCCTTCACGCGGTCCCACAGTTCGATGGGGACCACGGCAAAGGCCCGGTGGCCGTCCTGCTCGATAAATTGAACTTCGGTCATTTGTAGGCACCTCCACGGGGTTTGACGGCCAGCACAACGATCACGACGCGGCCATCTTCGATTTCGTACAACACACGCCAATCGCCAACTCGGAGCCGGTAGCCGGGCTGGCCCGCCAACTTTTTCGCGTTCGGATTCGGTGCGTAGGGGTCAACTGCCAGTGCATCGATCTTTGCCCGAATCGTCGCCGAAATGTTGCGCGGCATTGCCTTGAGGGCTTGGGCGGCTTGTTTGGTGAATTCGATTGAGTGCATGAACGCATGTTAGCACATTGCTAACAAATATGCAAACAAAGTTAGCGGATTTGTAGAGATGGCACGACGCCCGATGAAGCCGTGCAAGCACCGGGGGTGCGGTGCGCTCGTCGCGGATGGTAAGTCGCACTGCGATCAACATGCGCACGAGGCCGTCAAGTGGAAGTCCGACGCGGTGCGCGGCAATCGTCATGCGCGAGGATACGGAACCGCGTGGGACAAGATCAGGCAGCGCATCTTGCGCCGCGACAGCGGCCTCTGTCAGCCCTGTTTGCAAGCAGGGCGCGTGACTGTCGCCACTGCGGTTGACCACGTTATTTCGAAGGCGCGGGGTGGCACCGACCACGACGAGAACCTGCAAGCGATCTGCCGTGACTGTCACGCGGCGAAGACGGCGCGCGAGCGGTTGCGGTGACGTGGTGGTGGCCCGCCCGTCGTTGCCCGCCCGGCGGATGCGCCGGGCGGGGAGGGGGGAGAAAAAGTCTGGAAGGCGCTGCCTTCGGGACCGCCCGCTTCGTCAAATTTTCACGCCCGCGAAAAATGAAATTTAAAGGTTGAGCAAAACATGCCCGGAGTTGCGGGCCGCTCCGGACGTCGACCGAAGCCCGTTGCAAGAAAAGAGGCCGCCGGTAATCCGGGCAAGCGGCAGTTGAATACCCAAGAGCCCGATTTCGGGCTGGTGACAAATATCGATCCGCCGGAATGGCTTGATCCGCTGGCGGTCGAGATGTGGGAGCGCGTTGCGCCCCTGCTCTGCAAGCAGAAGATTCTCCAGTTCACGGACCTGCATAACGTCGAGATTTTTTGCGCGGCATACGGCAACTGGCGACGCGCGCAAGAGCAGCTGGCGCGTGAAGGCCCGGTGGTAGAAGGGGCACAGGGCGGCCCGGTGAAAAACCCGGCCGCGACCGTCGTGAAAGAGGCAGCCGGCCAGATGGCGACGTTCGGCGCGATGCTCGGGCTCGATCCGTCGAGCCGTCAGCGTCTGATCGGCCCGAAAAAGAAGAACGCCGGCAATCCCTTTGCCGATCTGCTGGGTTGACGCATGGCACGAGAGTCTTTTCCGCTGGTCGCGCGAGCGAACCAGTTTGCACGTGACGTCGTGCGCGGGAAGGTGCCGGCATGTCGGTGGGTGATTCTCGCGTGCCAGCGTCATCTGGACGATCTCGCGGCGAGCAAGTTGGCCGCGTTCAAGTACAAATTTGACCCGGCAAAAGCGGAAAAGAAGCTGCGGCTGATTCAGCTTTTGCCGCATACGAAGGGCGAATGGGCCTACAAGCGCCAGCTCGTGACGCTCGAGCCGTGGCAGCTGTTCGGCTTGGCTTGCACCTTCGGCTGGGTCAGGAAGAAGACGGGATTTCGGCGCTTTCGCGAGTCGTACTGGGAGGTGCCGCGCAAGAACGGCAAAAGCGTGATCGCCGCGGGCGTCGGGATTGCGATGTTTACCGCCGACGACGAATTCGGCGCCGAGGTGTATTGCGGCGCGACGACCGAGAGGCAGGCTTGGGAAGTCTTTCGGCCGGCGCGGCTGATGGTGAAGCGCTCGCCGCTGCTCATCGAACACCTCGGCATTGAGGTTAACGCACAGGCGTTGAATCGGCCCGAAGACGGTAGCCGCTTCGAGCCAATCATCGGCAATCCGGGCGATGGCGCGTCGCCGTCCTGCGCGATCGAGGACGAGTATCACGAGCACGATACGAACGCGCAGTACGAAACCATGCTCACGGGGATGGGCGCGCGCCGGCAGCCGTTGATGTTCGTCATCACGACGGCGGGTGCCAACATCGAAGGGCCGTGCTACGACAAGCGCCGGCAGGTGATCGAAATGCTCGAAGGGACGGTGCCCGACGACGAGCTTTTCGGGTGGATCTGGACCATCGACGAAGACGACGATTGGACCGATCCGCGCGTGCTCGCGAAAGCCAACCCGAACATCGGCATTTCGGTCTATCAGGAGTATCTGGAGAGCCAGCAGCAACGCGCGATCAAGTCGGCACGGTTCACGAACACGTTCAAGACGAAACACCTGAACGTGTGGACGTCGGCGAAGGCGGGCTATTTCAACCTCGAAGACTGGAAGGCGTGCGAGGACCGATCGTTGTCGCTCGAGCAGTTCGAGGGACAGGACTGCGTGCTGGCGCTGGACATGGCGCGCAAGCTGGACTTGAACAGCATGGCGCGGCTTTTCTGGCGCGATATCGACGGGCGGCGGCATTACTTCTGCGTGGCGCCTCGATTCTGGGTGCCGGAAGACACCGTGCGCAATACCGAAAACCGTCGTATGGCCGAGCGCTATCAGGCGTGGGTCAACCACGGCTTCCTGATCGAAACGGATGGCGCGGAGATCGACTATCGCGAGATTCTGGAAGAAGCCAAGGAAGCCAACCGGCGGTGCCCGGTTCAATGCACGCCGCTCGATCCGCATGGTGCGACGAACCTGTCGCACCAGCTCGCGGACGAGGGCCTGACGCCGGTCACGATCGTGCAGAACTACACGAACATGTCGGACCCAATGAAGGAGCTTGAGGCGGCGATTACGGCGGGCCGATTCCATCACGACGGTAATCCGATCATGACGTGGTGTATCGGCAACGTCATCGGCAAGAACCTGCCGGGCAACGACGACGTGGTGCGTCCGATCAAGCAAGGCAACGACAACAAGATTGACGGTGCTGTCGCACTAATCATGGCGATAGGCCGCGCCATGCTTGAAAGTCATGCTGGCTCAATCGACGAGTTCTTCTCGAGTCCGATCATCGTATGAAGCAAGGCAAACAAAGGGCGCTGGGGCGCATCAAGTCAAGCTTCTTGAAATGGCTTGGCGTGCCCATTTCGCTGACCGACGGAAGCTTCTGGTCCGCGTGGGGCGGTATGGGGTCATCGAGCGGGGAGACGGTGACGGCCGATTCGGCACTTCAGCTATCTGCGGTGTGGTCGTGTGTCCGTCTGATCGCGGAAACTATCGCGACTCTTCCGTTGAATCTCTATCAGACCAAGCCAGACGGAACGCGTGTTCTCGCGAAGCAACACCGACTGTACACGGTCATCCATTCTCAGCCAAACGCAGAGAATACGGCGGCCGAGTTCTGGGAAGTGATCGTCGCGAGCATGCTGCTATGGGGGAATGGGTACGCGAGAAAGCTCCGATCGGCGAGTGTGCTCATCGGCCTTGAACTGATGCTGCCACAGCGTACGACCGTGAAACGCCTCACAAGTGGAGCGTTGCAATACACCTATCGCAACGTCGATGGAACTGTCAGCACGCTTGCCGAGGACGATGTGTTTCACGTTCGAGGGTTCAGTCTCGATGGCTTGATGGGGCTTACGCCGATTCAATACGCACGTGAGGTTCTTGGGAATTCAACGGCCGCGAATAAGACGAGCGCGAGCGTCTTTCGGAATGGGTTGCGACCGTCAGGTGTGCTCTCGACCGACCAGATTCTCCAGAAAGAAAAACGTGCGGAGATCCGAACGGATCTAGCGGAGCAGTTTGGCGGCGCGATGCAGGCCGGGAAAACGATGGTGCTGGAAGCCGGGATGAAATACCAGGCCATCACCATGAATCCCGGCGATGTCCAATTGCTGGAGACGCGGGCATTCAACATCGAAGAGATCTGCCGTTGGTATCGCGTTCCGCCGTTTATGGTTGGCCACAGCGAGAAATCGACAAGCTGGGGAACTGGGATCGAACAACAGACGCTCGGCTTCTTGACATTCACCCTGCGGCCATGGTTGACGCGGATTGAACAGGCAGCGCGACGATCGCTGCTGAAGCCGGGAGAGCGTGATCAGTTTTATGCGGAGTTCTCCGTTGAAGGGCTGTTGCGAGCCGATAGTGCAGGCCGAGCGGCGTTCTATTCAACGATGACCCAAAACGGCCTGATGACGCGTGACGAATGTCGGGCGAAGGAAAATCTGCCGCCGATGGGTGGTAATGCAGCAGTGTTGACGGTTCAGTCTGCATTGCTCCCAATCGACAAGCTCGGTGAGCACACGACGGCCACGGCTGCGCAGGACGCCTTGAAAGCGTGGCTCTACCAGGAGGAAAAAACACATGCAACGCAAGAGCGGTAAAGGCCGATACAAGGTCCGCGCCTTCGATCTCGACGTCAAGTCAGTCGACGACGCAGGTCAGTTTTCAGGATATGGGTCGGTATTCGGAGTGGTCGACAGCTATAAGGAAGTTGTGGCGCCGGGGGCGTTTTCAAACAGTCTCGATGCGCTCAGGAAGAGCGGCCGGGCGTTGCCGGTTCTGTGGCAGCACGACTCCTATACACCGATCGGATCATGGGCCGGCCTCAAGGAGGACGACAAGGGTCTCTACGGGGATGGCGATCTGTGGATCGATGAAGCGCCGAATGCAAGGATCGCGTATCGCGGAATGAAGGCAAAGGCAATCACGGGACTGTCGATCGGCTATTACGTGCTCTCGTCGGATTACAACGAAAAAACGGGGATTCGCACGCTGAACGAAGTCGATCTGGTCGAGATCAGCATCGTTACGAATCCAGCAAACGCGAATGCGCGAATCGACGCTGTGAAAGCGATCATCGCGCACGGCGGATTGCCATCGCTTCCGGAATTCGAGCGGTTCCTGCGCGAGGCGGGCTTCTCGAAGTCCATGGCCGCGGTTATCGCAAATCGCGGACTAAAACATCTGCTCCAGAGTGAGTCTGGTGACGTGGTGAACGACGTGAATCGGCTGCTCGACGGCCTCAAATCTCTTACTTTCAAGGAATGAACATGAGTCACATGAACGAACCGCGACAGTTCGGCCGCAAGAGCGGTGGCGACTCGCACCCGGAGCAAGTGCTCGAAACCGTCACGAAGGAACTCAAGCGCATCGGCGACGAAGTGAAATCCGCCGGCGAGAAGGCGCTCGCTGAGGCGAAGAAGGCTGGGGACCTGGGCGCAGAAACGAAAGCCACGGTCGATGAGCTCTTGGTCAAGCAAGGTGAACTTCAAGCACGCCTGCTGGAGGCCGAGCAGAAGCTGGCTCGCAGCGGCGGTAGTGCCGAACCCGAAGTGCCGAAGACGCTCGGTCAACTCGTGACCGAATCCGAGGAGATGAAGGGGATGGACGGAAGCGCGCGCAAATCGGTGCGCGTTCGCGTCGATCGCAAGAGCATCATGAACGTGCCGGCAACGGTCGGTGCCGGCGTCAGCGGCAGCAATTCACTGGTCGCGGCAGACCGTCAAGCCGGAATCGTCGCTCCGCCGCAGCGGCAGATGACGATTCGCAATCTGCTCATGCCCGGCCAAACGTCGTCGAGCAGCATCGAGTACACCGTCGAAACCGGCTTCACGAACAACGCCGCGACGGTCGCCGAGAGTGCGCAGAAGCCGACTTCGGATCTGACGTTCAACCTGAAGAACCAGCCGGTTCGCACGATCGCGCATCTGTTCAAGGCGTCGCGCCAAATTCTCGACGATGCGCCGGCGCTGCAGTCGTACATCGACGGCCGCGCCCGGTATGGACTCCAACTCGCCGAGGAAAATCAACTGCTCAAGGGGGACGGCACGGGAGCGAACATCCTCGGCATCTTGCCGCAAGCGTCGGCATTCGCGCCGTCCATCACGCTCACGAATGCGACGCCGATCGACAAGATTCGTCTGGCGCTTCTGCAGGCCGTTCTCGCCGAATTTCCGGCGACCGGGATCGTCCTGAATCCCATCGACTGGGCATCGATCGAGCTGACGAAGGACGCCCAGGGCCGCTATATCGTCGGCAATCCGGTCAACGGTACGACGCCGCGACTGTGGAATCTGCCGGTCGTCGAGACGCAAGCCATGACAGCGAACGAATTCCTCGTTGGTGCCTTCTCGATGGCGGCGCAGATTTTCGATCGCATGGAGATCGAGGTTCTGCTGTCGACCGAGAACGTCGATGATTTCGAAAAGAACATGGTGTCGATCCGTGCCGAGGAGCGTCTGGCGCTCGCGGTCTACCGCCCGGAATCGTTCGTGACCGGTTCGTTGGCGGAGAAAGCCGGCAACTGACCGGTGTTTCGCAACAGACAGTGGCCGCCTTCGGGTGGCCATTTTTTATCACGGTGCTGATGATGAACAACCCGAATCAAGTGTGGGTGAAGCCCATACGCACATACGGCGGCGTGGACGGAGACAAGAACCCGGCGAGCGCGCCATACCCGGTATCGCGTCAACGTGCGGCCGAGCTGCGGGCAAATGGTCTTGTTCGCGACGCTGATCCGTCGGAATCGAAGGTCGTGGCCCCGGCGCCTGCGAACAAGAAGGCCGCTGCGCCGCAAAACAAGGGGCGGGCGTAATTGATGGAAGGCCAAACGCCCATTGTCTCGCTCGAGTTGGCGCTCGCGCACCTGCGGGAGGAAGAAGGTGTCGCAGACGACCTTATCGGGATCTACGTCAACGCGGCGACGCAGTCTGCATCGGACTACATCGACCGCAAGATCTACGCGAACAATGAAGAAATGCAGGCGGCGATAGCAGAACAAACCGCAGGTGACGATCCGGTGGTTGCTAATGACGTAATTCGCGCAGCAATTCTGCTGACGATCGGCAAGCTATACGCCTATCGCGAGGATGTTGTTGCGGGCACGTCCGCGAGCGTCATGGAACTTCCGAGTGGGGCGAAGGCATTGCTGTTCCCATACCGTACGGGCCTCGGGGTTTGACCATGCTGAGAGCCGGCGATCTGACAGAGAGGATTTCGCTTGAGAAGCGCGGAGGCGGTGAAAACGAGAACGGTGAGCCTTTGCCCAATGACTGGGTGGTGCATGCAAGCGTTTGGGCGAATGTGCGATTTCTGAATGGGAAGGAGTACGTCGTCTCGGGGGCTGTCCGTAGCTCCGCCGTCGCGAGCATGAGGATTCGGTTCCGACTCGATGTCGATAGTGAAATGCGGGTTCGATACGGCGATCAAATTTACGACATCGTCGCAGTGCTGCCGAACCGTGCGAAAGGGTATCTCGACCTGTCGGTGCAGGTGGGAGAAAAATATGTCTAGCGTGCAGATCATCGGTTTAAACGACCTGCAGGCTGATTTCGCGAAACTGGCAAAGGCGCAATCTCGGTCGGTACTCCGGAAGGCGACTATGGCGGGCGCGCGCGTCATCACCCGCGCGGCGAGAAAGCGCGCGCCGAAGAAGTCGGGGAAGCTGCGCCGCAATATCGTCGCGGCGCCACTGAAACAGAAGGATGGGCAGGGCATCGCGGTGGCGGGGATGCGCGTGCGAACACAGGGCAAGGCTGATTCGCCGAACAACGCGTTCCATTGGCGATTCGTTGAGCTGGGGACGCAGCACATGCAAGCGCAGCCGTTCGCTAGACCAGGTTTCGACGAATCGATTGATGAAGCGGAGGCTGCAGTGCGTACGGAAGTCGCGCGCGCTATCGATCAACTGCTTGGAGGCCGGCGTTGAGCGCAATCGTAATCCGTGACGCCTTGCAGGGCATAGGCGGTGCGAAGGGGTATCTCGGCGTTGCGCCGAAGAAGGCGCAGGCGCGGTATTTCGTCGTCACGCGCGTTCACGGCGAGCTCGATATGGCACTTGCCGGCCCGACTGGTGGCCGTTCTGGTTCGTATCAGATCGACTGCTACGCACCGACGTTTACCGACGCGGACCGTCTTGCCGATCTGGCGGTTGATCGCGCGATGTCGGTTCAGGATCGGTTCTCGGTTGGAGGTGTCGACGAACTGCCGGACGACTATTCGGCGGACACAGGACTTTTCCGCGTCAGCTTGGAACTGTCGGTCGAGTTTTGACCTGCACCACGACGATTCATTTGGCCCGCCGCGTGCGGGCCGTTTCATTTGTGAGGGGCTTATGGCCGAAAGAAGCAAGCGTATCCGATCGCAGGGAACCAAGGTTGAAGTTTCGAAGGTGCCGTCGTACGACCTCGATGCGAACGACATCACCTTCGTTGATCTCAACACGACCACCAAGCAAATCCAGTGGCAGGGTGGCCAGTCCGAAGAGATCGACGCGACGACGTTCGCTAGCGAGCAAAAGGAATCCGAGCTCGGCCTCGGTGATCCGGGCGAATTCTCAGTCCAGGGCAATTACTCGTCGGACGACGAGGGGCAGTTGATCTTGCGTGCTGCGCACTCCACGAAAGCGAAGCACGTCTTGCGCGTCACGTTCTCCGACAAATCGCAATTCCTGATGATCGGCATGGTGCGCCAGTACTCGTGGTCCGGCGGGGTGAACGCGATCATCTCGTCCAGCTACAGCATTCGGCTGAGCGGTGCGCCGAAGATCGTACCGCCGCCGGCGGCGTAATTTCAGAATGCAGATAGGAGATGTACGTGGAAAACGAAATTCAAGGGCTGTCGGATCTGCGCGCAGCTGCGCTCAATCCGCTGACCGGCTGGCGGCACGAGCTGATGACCGTGCCGGAGTGGAACGACGAGAAGATCGCCGTGCGCGAGCCGACGGTTGGCGATCGCATGTTCTGGATCGAAGCGCTTCGGGACATCGCCGGGGTAACGGAGGGCGACGACGAAACGGCGGTTCGCGAGAAGTTCACGCGCGCGAGCGACGACGCGCACATGCAGGCGAATGCGCGGCTGTTCGTTCGTGTCGTGTTCGGTGAAACGCCGGATGGTTGGCGGCGGCTATTCTCGGACGACGATGCAACCGCGGTCGCGGCTGCGTTCGGCCCCGTGCACAACCGCATCGTCGTGAAGGCGCTCGAATTCGGCAAGCTCGACGTCGACCCGGTCGAAGACGCAAAAAAGCCTTCTGCCGAACCCCAGGCCTCCGCTTCCTGATGTCGCTCGCGCTGCGGCTCGGCAAGACGTTGGCCGAGCTGTGCGAGCAGATGTCGTCCGCCGAGCTGAGTCTCTGGATCGGGTACGACGCGGAATCGCCGGTTGCAGACGATCGTGCGGATCTGCATGCGGCGATGATCGCGGCGGCGGCGTTTCAGTCGCAGGGCGCAAAGGTCAAGGTGTCGGACATGATGCCGAGATGGTCCGGCGAGCCCGCGACGGCGGAGGGAGAGGAAGGCGGCGGTGATCCGTTTCAAGCCGCCCTGATGCGCATGGCGAAGTAGGCGAGAACACACTATGGCAACAAGCCTTCGCGAGCTGATCGTCAGCGTTACGGCGAATACGACCGAATACGACCGCCGCATGCGCGGTCTCTCGTCGACGGCCGGCTCGTATTTCAATGCGGTGCGCGACGGCGGGCGCACAGCGGATGCGGCGTTTGCCTCGAACGCCGCAAGCGTGCAGGTCACGGTGCGCGCGCTCGACGCGGCGCGCAGTTCGATCCGCGAATACGCACAAGCCGCCGCAGCGGCGTTCGGCGTGCATCAGTTGATCGAGTACGCCGACGAATGGACGAACCTGAGCAATCGCCTTCGGATCGTCACGCGTGACCAGATCGATTTCGCGATTGCGCAGAACGACGTGCTGCGCATCGCACGCGACACACGGCAACCGCTCGACGCGACAGCCGAGCTGTATCAGCGGATCGCAAACAACGCGTCGCATCTCGGGTTGTCTATCAAACAGGTCGGCCCGCTTGTCACCACGATCAGCAAGGCGGTCGCGTTGTCGGGTGTCTCGGCAGATACTGCTCGTATGGGGCTCGTGCAGCTTGGACAAGCGTTCGCGGCGGGGCAGTTGCGCGGTCAGGATCTGAATAGCGTGCTCGAAGAGTTGCCGGGTGTCGCGGATGCTATCGCGCGCGGCATGGGCAAGAGTTCGGCGCAGCTCAAATCGATGGCCGAAGAGGGAAAGCTGACCGTCGGTAATCTCGTCGAGGCGCTGACGCGCGCGGCGGGCGGCACGGATACGCTGTTCGAGAAAATGCAGACGACGGTCGGGCAGACGATGACGCGCCTGCAGACGGAGATCGTCAAGTATATCGGCGAGTCGGATCAAGCGACGGGCGCGAGCGCGAGGCTTGCGCAGGGAATCACGTACGTCGCAGAGCACCTCGACGGCATCGTGAAGCTCGGCGTGTCGCTCGCGGCTGGGCGGATCGCCGTGTACTTTGGGCAATCCGCAGTCGCGGCGACGCAGGCGGCGACAGCGTGGGTCGGCGCCCGGCGAGCGCTCGTCGAGGAGACGATCAAGCAACACGAGGCGGCACAGGCAGCGCTCGCCAAAGCGCAGGGCGATCGCGCTGCCGCGGCGGCGAAGCTTCAGAACGCGCAAGCGGCGGAGGCTTCAGCGCAGGCCGAGCTCGCGGGCATGCGAGCGATGCGCGAAAGCCTTGCGATGCAGTCGGCATTGACGGCTGGCTCGATCAAGTACACGGAAGCGAAGCTTGCCGAAGCGCGGGCGGTCGAGGCGACGGCGCAAGCTCACGTCGCAACGGCGCGCGCCAACGTCGCCGGCAGTCAGGAAATCGGCGCGCGCATCACGGGCACGCCGTACGCGGCGATCATCGCTCGCGAGACGGCAGCCGCACAGCAGGAGCTCGAGCGCGCCGAAGCGTCGCTCGCGCTCGCGCAGCAGCGGCGTACGGCGCTTGAGGCGGCAGCGAAGCAAGGCACGATCGACAAAGCGCGTTATACGGCGTCGCTGGCCGAGACGGACCGCGGCCTTGCGCAAGCCGAGCGTGATGTCGCGCTTGCCACGCAGGCTCGTGAGCGAGCGGAACGCGCGGCGACCGCGACCGCGGCGGGTCTGAAGACGGCGACCGAAAGCGCGGCGACGGCGCAGACGGCGCTCGCGCGTACGGGCACGATGATGCGCTCGGTTGGTTCCGGCTTGCTGGCGGCGGTTGGCGGCTTACCGGGGATTTTGGCGACCGTGGGCACGGTGGCGCTTGGGGCTGCCGCGAACTGGCTGCTGTTTCGCGACAACGCGAGCAGCGCGACGTCGAGTCTGATCGACATGCAGGCGCCGCTCGATCAGATCATCGACAAATATCGGCAACTGACGCCGCTGTTACAGGAATCTGAGCGGCTGCGCACGAAGCAAGAGGCGTCGCGGGCGGCCGATGACGCGCAGTCGGCATATCGGAGTTTGGCGACGCGGGCGGCGCAAAGTGTCATGGTGCCGACGTTTGGCGATGCGCCGTCGGTGGTCTCGGATGCCGATCAGGCAGCGCTCGATCGATTCCTCGCCGGCCTGGATCGCCTCAAGACGTCGAACCTCGGCGTCGACGAGAAATCGCGCGAGATCGGGCGACTGATCGACCGCTTCGTGTCGGCGACGAGCGGCGGCGAAGCGCTGCGCGAGGAACTGGTGCGCGCCGCGGGCGCGATCGACACGGCGGGCCTCGCTTCGCAGAAAGGCGCGCAGGCACTCGCCGCAATGGATGCTGCGGCAAGGGGGGCCGCCGAGGGCGTTCGGCTGCTTTCTGACGCGAACAACTTCTTCGCCGGCGGAATGGCATCGGAGGCGTGGGAGAAATACGTCCACAAGCTCAGGGAAGAATCCGACGTCATCGGTATGACGGCCCGCCAGAAGGCCGAGTACGAAGCGCGGACGAAGGGCGCGAATGATGCGCAGGCCCGCATGGCCGGCCTCGTCGCCGGACGAGCGGACGCATACAAGTCGCTCGAAAAAGCGATTGCCGACAAGGATGCGAAAGCCGCAGCGGGGGCAAGAACCAACATCGACAATCTGACGCGCGAGCTCGCGCTGATGAATCAGCAGATGGTGGTCGCGAAGGCGCTTGAGGAGTTCCAAGCCGATCTGTCGAGCAAGAAGTTCGAGAAATTCGGTTTCAATGCTGACGCAGCTCGCGCCGCGGCCGCCGCGCGCGGAAAGCAAGCCTTCGACGAGACGGTCGCCTCTGCCGCTGCACAGACAGCACGTGTGTCGACCAACGCGGCAGCGGCTCGCGCGGCGAAGGGGGGCGGTGTTCATTCGCTGGAAAGCGAGCGCATGCTCGACAACATCCGGCAGCGGATCGCGCAACTGCGCGTCGAGGCGGTCGCAACCGACAAGCTGACGCAGTCGCAAAAGGATCTCCTCGCGTTCGATCAAAAGGTGACGGATCTGCGCAGCAAGCGCAAGAAGCTGTCGGACGACGACAAGAGCCTACTTCGCGATCAGCAGGCGATTCGCGGGATGTACGAGCAAGCGTCGCAACTGGAAAAGGAGGTGCGCTATCGCGACGCGATCAACAAGCTGAAGGAGCGCAGTGCGCAGATCGACGCGGAGCTCGGCGACTACGCGGCCGAGCGTCAGCGTGACGTGCAGCGCGAACTCGGGGCGATGTCGATGGGTGACAACGCGCGCGAGCTGAATCAGGCCATCAATCGCGTGAGCGACGAGTTTCGCCGTCGACGGGACGAACTGACGAAGGGCGCGCGAAAGGACGGCACGCTTGGCTCGCCCGAGTACATCGCCGAGATCGAGCGCATCAACACGGCCGAGGCGGAGCAGGTCGCGCGCGAGCGCGGCTATCTCGAGCAGCGGCTCGCGTTGCAGGCCGACTGGCGCGTCGGCGTGAAGCGGGCGATGGCGGTCTATCAGGAATCCGCGCAGAACGCAGCGCAGATGGCCGAGGAGGCGCTGACGAGTTCGTTCCGCAATGCCGAGGATGCACTCGTGTCGTTCGCGGCGTCGGGCAAGCTCAATTTCCGCGGACTGATCGACAGCATGATCGCCGACCTCGCGCGGTTTTCGGCGCGTGCGGCGATGTCTCAGGTGTTCGGAGCGATCGGCTCCGCTTTGGGATTCGGCGGTGTCTCTGATGCCGTCGGCGCGCTCGGTGGTGCGGCAAGCGCGGCTGTCGGCTCGAACGCCTACGGCTTTCATCTCGCGACGGGCGGGGCGGTGTGGGGACCGGGCACGTCCACGAGCGACAGCATCCCGGCGCAGCTTTCGAACGGCGAGTTCGTGGTCCGCGCCGCAGTGGTGTCGCAGCCGGGCGTGCGCGCACACCTTGAGCGATTGAACGCAGGGGGGCGATCCGGCTTCGCGCGATTCGCCGCGGGTGGGCTCGTTGGCGGGAGCGCGGGAGGAGGGGATTCGCCGGCGCGCAACGGCGGGATCTCGGTCAGCGCGCCAGTTTCGATCGAGGGCGGATCGTCGAACCCCGCGAGCCTGATCGCGGTTGGGGAGTTCCGAAAGATGCTGGAACAGATGATACGCGAGCTCATACAACGTGAACGCCGGCAGGGCGGAACCTTGTGGAGAGCGCAAAACGGGATTGCAGGATGAAAGACACATTTGAATGGCCGTCGACGGTACAAGGGCACGGCGGCGATACGATTCTGCGTGTGCGCAAAGCCCAGTTCGGCGACGGCTACACCCAGCGGGCCGCGGACGGCCTGAATAATCGCGAATCGACATTCAATCTGCGGTTTGTCGGTAACGCGGCGAAGGTTGCCGCGATCATCGATTTCCTCGATCGGCATGCGGGCGCGGAGTCGTTCTACTGGACGCCGCCGCTTCGCGCCCGCGGACTCTTCGTCTGCGAAAAGTACTCCGAGCCGATCAAGAACGGCGCCGTCTACACGATGACGGCGCAGTTCGAAGAGACGTTCTCTGTATAGGAGTTCAGATGTCGATACTTCAAAAAATCGTCTTGGGCGAGCCACCCAGCGGAAGTGGCGGCGACAACAACCGCGTCGCGCACATCAAGACGAACGAGAATTTCGGTGTAGTCGAACGTTCGACCCCGCTCGATCTCAGGTATCTCAACGATAGTACGAACCTGACGCCGGACGATATCGGAAAGCGGTTCGGGATTTGGATGGCCGAGCCGGGAAAGGAAGTCGGGTTTCCGCTCGCGTCGTCCGTGCCGCCAAATTCCTGTATTCACTTGTTCAACGTTCAGGGAAGGGTCGTGATCAAGTTTCAAGCCGGCGACCTGTCTCAACTGAACGTGCTGAATGCCGGCGACTGGGTGAAGTACGTGTCGGACGGTGTGAAGAACTGGCACGTCGCCGAGCGCGGTCGAATGATGTGGGACGAGGTTGTCGGCGGCAAGCTGACGGTGGGCGGCGATCTGTCTGCGGCGGTTCAAAGCGACGAAGGCCACCTTGTGCTTGGCAAGATGCCCGGCTATTTCTACGGAAATAGCGGGTCGGTGGGGTGGTGGTCTTTAGACGCCGGAGGATCGTACCAATACCTACTCAGCGACCATACGTTTCGTGTCAACGACGAGGTAGTCGCAGTGTGCGACAAGGGGAACGCTCTTCGATTCGACTGGGGGAAGAAGACGGCTGGCCAGCTCGGGGCGACGGTCGACGGAAAATACCTCGGCTATCTCTGGCACAGCGGTAACCTTGCACAACCGATGACGCTTGACACACCGCAGTACGTCGGGACGAAGAAGACGTTTACGCAGGCGCAGGAAATCGCCGTCGGTGCCACCGGGCTTCATACGCAAGCGTCGCTATACCTGAACGGGATGGGCGGCCTCAGCTATCTTGGATTCTCCGGGTTGAACAACACAGTTGGCGCGCAGTTTCGGATTTCCAGCAACACCTCGGTCGCCGAATTGCAGTGCGTCAACTACAACGCGACAACGTTCGGGGTGTTGACCGCTTCGAATTTCAATCAGGCGTCCGATCGTGCTTTCAAATCCGATATCCAGACGCTTGAGAACGTAATGGCACGGCTGCGCGGTAAGCGGGGCGTGACGTTTCTGCAAAAAAGCAGTCCGGAAGCGGGGCGACAGGCTGGCGTCATCGCAAACGAGTGGTGGGATTTCCCGGAACTGCTCGGCGAGGGGCCCGAGATCGACGAGGACGGCGATTTCATCGTGCGTCAGTACGACGAGAGAGGCAAGGAAATTTTCGGCGAGAGCGGGCCGTCGAAGGGGCGGCCGTCGCTGACCTTCCGTTACACGAATGCCGTCGGCGTGCTGTTGGCCGGCTTGCTCGAGACGGATGCGGCGTTACAGGACGCGCTCAGGCGGATTGCGGAATTGGAGGCGGCGAAGTGAGTGTAACGGCAGACGTTCAGCAGCTGGAGCCGGGCCGTCTGATTGAGTTTTTCGAAGTCGACTGTACGGAAATCGGCGCCGACGTGCTGCGCTTTCATCGGCATCTTCAGTCGACGTCGATCGTATGGCAGGGGCGCGAGTACAGGTCGTGGCCGATTCAGGCCACCGGCTTCGAGCAGACATCCGACGCGCAGCAGCCATCGCCGACGCTGCGGGTGGGTGACATCAACGGAACGATTTCGGCGCTGTGCGTTGCGCTTGGTGATCTCGTCGGCGCGAAGGTGTTCCGGCGCCGGACACTCGCGCGCTACCTCGACGCCGTGAACTTTCCGGCCGGCAATCCGACGGCGGACCCGAACGAAGAATTGCCGCCGCAGCAGTGGCGGATCGAGCAGAAGAGCGACGAGCAGCCGGGATTGCACGTCGAATTCACGCTGTCGTCGCCGCTCGACTTTGGCGGCCAGCAACTGCCGAAGCGGCAGATCATTTCGATCTGCCAATTGGGGTATCGCGGTCCCGAGTGCGGCTATACCGGAGCGGCGTGTTTCGACAAGGACGACAACCCGGTAAGCGATCCAGCGCTCGATCGATGCAGCAAGAAGATCAGCGGTTGCGAACGTCGATTCGGTGTGAACAACCCATTGCCGTTCGACGGCTTCCTGTGCGACACGATGGCCTGACGCACGAACCAATTTCGATATGAGGACCCGCCACACGGCGGGTTTTTTTATGGACGAACAGATCAAGAACGCTATCGCGGCGCACGCGCTGGCCGAGTACCCGCGCGAGTGCTGCGGGCTCGTTGTGAAGACCGAGAGCGGCGAGATATACGTGCGCTGCCGCAACCTCGCGGCCGCACCAACCGACCAGTTCGCGCTCGCAGCGGAGGACTACGCAGCGGCCGAAGACATGGGCGAGATTGTCGCTCTCGTTCATTCGCATCCCGGCGCATCGGCACAGCCGACCGACGAGGACCGCACGATGTGCGGGCGCAGCGGCATCGCGAAGTGGGTGATCGTGTCGCTCGGCGTGCAGGCCGACGGCTCGATCGGTGTCGACGACTGGTGCGAGTTCGCGCCGGCCGGCTACGTCGCGCAGTTGGTCGGCCGCCAGTTCGTACATGGCGTGCACGACTGCTACGCGATCGTGCGCGACTGGTATCTCGCCGAGCGCGGCGTCGCGCTACCCGACTTCGAGCGCGAGGACGAGTGGTGGAACGATGGCCGATCGAATCTCTACCTCAACCACTATCAGGACGCTGGCTTTCTCGACGTCGGCCGCGACGTGACGTTGCAGGTCGGCGACGTGCTGCTGATGCAGATCCGCAGCAAGAACGGTGTGCCGAATCACGCGGGCGTGTATCTCGGTGACGGGCAATTCCTGCACCACATGCACGGGCGTCTGTCGACGCGCGCGGTGTGGGGCGGAATGTGGGCCGACTGTTGTACGACGGTGCTGCGCTACGTGGGAGACAGAAAGTGAGCGAGACGCTTCGCACGATAAGGCTGTACGGCACGCTCGGCGTGCGTTTCGGACGCATTCACCGCCTTGCCGTCTCGTCGACCGCAGAGGCGGTGCGCGCGCTATCGGTGCTGATTCCCGGCTTCCGGGCGTTCCTGACGTCGGCGCGCGACGCCGGCCTCACGTTCGCCGTGTTCAACGGCACGCGCAATCTCGACGAGGACGAGCTTGAGCACCCGGTCGGGCGCGACGAGATCCGCATTGCGCCGGTGATCGTCGGCAGCAAGCGCGGCGGGCTCTTCAATACGATTCTCGGCGCCGCACTCGCCGCGGTTGGCGCGGTCGCGACGTTCGGTTTCGCGCAGCCGTGGGGCACGTCGCTGATGGGGCTCGGGGCGTCGATGGCGCTGGGCGGCATCGTGCAGATGCTCAGCCCGCAGCAGGCCGGCCTCGCGGGCGCGGCCAACAACGGCACGTCGTACTACTTCAACGGACCCGTGAACAGCGCCGCACAGGGTGAGCCGGTGCCGCTCGTTATTGGGGAAATGATCGTCGGCTCGAAGGTGGTCAGTTCCGGGATCTATGCGGAGGATCAGGTTTGAAAAGGCTTCATGCTGAAGGGGGGCTGAAGCGGATCTACGGCGCGAAGGGCGGCGGCGGCGGTGGTGGCAGCAGTGAATCGCCCGACAGCCTGCATTCGATTGCGCGCGCGAAGGTGCTCGACGTGATCTCGGCGGGGCCCATCGTGGGGCTGGTGAATGGCCTGCAGTCGGTCTATCTCGACGGCACGCCGATCCAGAACGCGGACGGCTCGCTGAATTTCCAGAACTACACCGTCGACGCGCGAACCGGCACGCAGGATCAGGACTACATCCCGGGTTTTCCGGCCGTCGAGCGTGAGGCCGGCGTCGGCGTGCCGCTGACGTCCGACGCGCCGTGGGTGCGCCAAATCCAGAATACGCAACTGACTGCGGTGCGCGTGCGCTTCGGTGTGCCGGCGCTACAGCGTCAGGACACGTCGAACGGCAATATCACGGGCTATCGCGTCGACTATGCGATCGACTTGTCGGTCGACGGCGGGTCGTATGCGCAGGTGCTGGCCGGTGCGTTCGACGGCAAGACAACGTCGCTCTATGAGCGCTCGCATCGGATCGAGCTGCCGCGCGCAAAAAATGGTTGGTTGATCCGCGTGCGCCGCATCACGCCGAACGCGCACACGGCGACGATCGCCGACGCGATCAACATCGAGGCGATTACCGAGATCATCGATCGGAAGCTCCGCTATCCGATGACGGCGCTTGTCGGTATGACGTTCGACGCACGTTCGTTCTCGAGCGTGCCAGTGCGTTCGTATCACGTGCGAGGGATGATCTTCCGAGTCCCGACAAACTACGACCCGGAGACGCGTACGTACTCGGGTACATGGGACGGTACGTTCAAGGCAGCATGGACGAACAATCCGGCGTGGGTCTACTACGGCCTACTTCTCGACAAGCTCAACGGATTGGGCGACCGTGTCGATGCTTCGATGGTCGATAAGTGGGCGCTGTACGCAATCGCGCGTTACTGCGACGAACTCGTGTCCGACGGGAAGGGCGGCAAGGAGCCGCGCTTCACCTGCAACTGCGTGCTTCAGACGCGCGCGGACGCATTCAAGGTGGTACAGGATCTCGCGAGCGTCTTTCGCGGCATTTCGTACTGGGGCGCCGGGTCGGTGGTCGCGTCGGCCGATATGCCATCCGATCCGGTCTACCTGTACACGGCCGCGAATGTCGTCGGTGGTTCATTCAAGTACGTCGGCAGCGAACGCAAGACGCGTTACACGGTTGCGCTCGTCAGCTACAACGATCCGACGAACCAGTACAAGCAAGCTGTCGAGCCCGTGCAGGACGACGACGGGATCGCGCGATATGGCGTCATCAAGACGGAGGTCACGGCGTTCGGCTGCACGTCGCAGGCGCAGGCGCACCGGCTCGGGCGCTGGCTGCTGCTGACGTCGCGGTACGAGACCGGGACGGTGTCGTTTCAGGTCGGGCTCGACGGGACGCTTTGTGCGCCGGGACAGGTGATCGCCGTTGCCGACCCTAAGAAGGCCGGCCGCCGGATCGGCGGGCGCATCCGCGCAGCGGCCGGCGAAAGGATCACGCTCGACAAGGCGCCGACAATCGCCGCCGGCGATCGCTTCACGGCGATTCTGCCGTCGGGTATTGCCCAGGCGCGCGCGGTCAAGTCGGTCGACGGCGACACGGTCACGCTCGCCGAGCGCTTCGACGCCGATCCGGTGCCGGGCGCTGTGTGGATGATCGAAAGCCGCGAGCTCGCGGCGCAGCAGTATCGCGTGGTGAGTGTGCAGGAAGGCGACGACGACGGCCAGATCGTCTACACGATCAACGCGACGCAGTACGAGCCGGGGAAGTACGCGGCGATCGACGACGGCGCACAGATTCAGCAACGGCCGATCACGATCGTTCCGCCATCGGTGCAGCCGCCGCCGTCGAACGTCCGCCTCTCGACATACTCGGTGGTCGATCAGGGCATTTCGAAAACAACGATGGTGATCGCGTGGGATGCAGCGAACCACGCGACAAGCTACGTCGTCGAATGGCGGAAGGATAACGGCGAGTGGGTGAAGGTGCCGTCGACAGGCGGCCTGCAGGTCGAGGTGCCGGGAATCTATCAGGGCAAGTACCTCGCGCGGGTGCGCGCCGAGAACGCGCTCGGCGTGACGTCGATTCCGGCGTACGGCGTCGATACGCAACTGACCGGGAAAACCACTCCGCCGCCGTCGGTCGTGTCGCTGACTGCGGCGGGCATCGTGTACGGGATCGATCTGAAATGGGCGTTTCCGGGTGACGGTTCCGCTGGCGACACGCAGCGAACGGAGATCTGGTACAGCCGCACGCCGAATCGCGACGACGCGACCAAGTTCTCCGACTTCGCGTATCCGCAGGCGTCGACGTCGTATCAGGGGCTCGCGGTCGGGCAGGTGTTTTATTTCTGGGCGCGCCTGGTCGACACGTCCGGCAACGTCGGGCCGTGGTTCCCGGCGAAGGGGCCGGGCGTGCAGGGTCAGCCGAGCACGAATCAAAGCGACTATGAGAAGTATTTCGCCGGCCAGATCGGGAAGTCGGCACTTGGCACGGAGCTGCGCGTGCCGATCGACCTGATCACCCCGCCGATGGCCGGCGACGCAACGATCTACGCGGGCGACGAAAGACTCAATGCTGGCGTGTGGTCACTGCAAGCGGCGATCGCCGAGGGCGATATGGCGGTCGCGAAGAAGGTCGAAACAGTCGCGGCGCAACTGCACTCGGGCTCGAATCTGCTGAACGCCGCCGTGCAGAAGGAGACGATTGCGCGTGTCGAAGCCGATCATGCGATGGCTCAGGACATCACGACTGTACAGGCGAAGGTGAACGACAACGCGGCCGCGGTACAAACCGTGGCGCAGTCCTACGCCGATCTGAACGGACGCGTCGCGGCGTCGTATCAGATCAAGGTGCAGACGACCGTCGACGGGCGCAAGTACATGGCATCGATCGGCGTGGGCATGGACAACGACAACGGCATCGTCGAATCGCAGGTGCTTGTGTCTGCGAAGCGATTCGCCGTGATCGACGAGGACGGTGCGGGCGTGATCGGCGCGCCGTTCGTTGTGCAAGGCGGGCAAGTGTTTTTGCGGCAGGCGCTGATCGGTGCAGGCTGGATCACGAACGCGATGATCGGCAACTATATCCAGTCCGACAACTACATCGCGGGGCGGCAGGGTTGGCGGTGGGACAAGTCCGGTTGGATGGAAATCAACTCCGTGAACGGAAGCGGCATTCGGACGGTTATCGACGGAAACGGAGTGCGGGTGTACGACGGCAACGGCGTGCTTCGCGTGCGAATGGGGATGTGGTGAGCATGGATGCGGGATTATGGATTTGGGACGGAGCGGAGCGCCTCATGCTCGACGGAACGACACGCTGTGGCCGGATCGTTGGAATGCAGCGTATTCAAGAGGGCATGGACGGCAGCGCGGCGGCAGATCTCTCGCGCGGGGAACCGTTCTGGGCATTCATGCCCGATTGGTTGTTCCGGCACATTTCGATGAACGCCCCGGTGCCCAACGTGGAAATCAATGCGGGTGGGGTGCGATGGTGGTTCAGCCGCGACGGTAGTAGCAGTAATCGAACGCCGGTGCCGGGCTGGCTTGTCTACGGGGTTTTCTGATGGATGGAAGATTTCAAGCCTTTACAGAAGGGGGGCTGTTTCAGATCGACGGTTCGACGCCGAACTATCAACTCGTTCAGTCGATGGTGGCGATATCGCAACTGATTCGTATTGAGACGGTCAGGAACGACAAGAATATTCCCTACGAAGGGCAATTTTGGGTGTGCTCGTTCACGTTCTCTGCTGAAGTTCCGCTATATGCGTTCTCCACTGATCCGGGAGTGGGGGTATCGATTTGGGACTCCTATAGCAACGACGGGCGGACCTACACGGTGCGCTTTATTACCGAAACGCAGGCTACCGTGCGCTTCTTTGTGTTTTCCAACGTCCCGCCGGTGGATCATGGATTCGGGCTGCAGGTGTTCAACGAGCGCAGTCAATTGATTGCAGATGCGTTGACGCCGTTTTACCGTGTGCTCGACGTGGTTCAGGATGTCTACATGAATGGAACGGGCTGGACGGTGGAGGGTGCTCCCAGTCCTCAATGGCAGCAGCGATTGTATGATCGTCCGGTGTTGATTTCGGGAATGTGGCCCGCGCATTTTATTTGGGGATCGTCGAACAGCAATCAGCGGCTGTGGGACATCCTTGAGATAAGCGCCGTGCGGGTGAGCGGCGGCAACGTATCTTGGGGGACGCTGCTATACAACGGCGGCCGACATCCCAATGTCGCAACGTTTCGCGAATGTTGGCACTATCGATTCATGGTGTTGGACGGAACCGGGATCATCTAATACGCCGCCTTTGGGCGGCTTTTTCATTTCTGCGAGGAGTGGATGCGAGCTAGTCCTACGGAAGCCGTGAGCTACGCGGGAAGCATAGCGTCGGTCGCGTCGTCGCTTACGTTGACCGATATCGGCGTGATCGTCGGTATTCTCACGGCGATCGCGACTTTCGGTTTGAATTTTTACTTCGCACGGCGTAAGGATCGTCGAGAGCAGATCGAGCTCGCTGCACGCCTGCGTGAACTGGAGCATCACGATGGCTGAGAAGAAGACGCTGATTGGAGTGGTAGGGGCCGCGACAGCGGCCCTTTTGCTTTCTATCATTCCTGCATTTGAAGGCGAGATGCTTGTCGCGCGGCCAGATCCAATCGGCATAGTCACGGCATGCAACGGCGATACGAAAGATGTGTACGCGGGCCAGCGCTTCACGCGTGATGAATGCCGCGCGCGGCTCGAGCAACGGCTCATCGAGCACGCGGAGCCGGTCCTGACGTGCACGCCCGGCTTGAGGGGGCGCACATATCAGCTCGCGGCGGCGGTGAGCTTCGCCTACAACATCGGGCCGCGCGCCTACTGCGGCAGCACAACGGCGAGGCGGTTCAATGCGGGCGACTGGCGGGGCGCGTGCCGCGCGATCAACGAGTCGGACAACGGTCGGCCGCAGTGGGTGACTGCTGGCGGTCGAGTGCTGCCGGGTCTCGTGAAACGCCGCGCTACTGAACGCGCAATTTGTGAGCGGGGGCTGTGATGCCGAAAGCAGCTCTGTATCTGTTGGCCGCGCTGCTTGGCATGGCGGCCGGCGCTTGCCTCGATCACCTGATCGGCGCACGTCGGCTTGCCGATGTACAGGCCGCGCGAGCGCTCGATGCGCAACGGCGCGCCGAAGCGTTGGACGCGATCTCGCGTGCTGCGCTCGACGCCGAGCAGCGCGCGATCGCCGCGCACGATGCCGCCGCGTCGGCGGTGGCCGCCGTCGACCAACGAACCACGAAGGAGAGGATCGAGCATGAAGCAGAGAGTCGCAGCCTGCGGGCTGCTCTTGCCGCTGGCACTGAGCGGCTGCGCGTCGCTGTCCGAAACTGCACGGCAGCCGGTGGCGGCAGTGTGTCCGGCGCTTCCAGCGCCGCCGGCGTGGGCGATGGTGCCGCCGCCTATGCAGACGTCGACGCAGCGGTTGCGGAACGCGTTTTCGACGCCGCCGGCGACGATCAGCGCGAGATCGACAAACTGACGGCCCTACAGGGCTACGTGTGCGCAGTCCGGCCTAAGACTCCGGGCTGCGAACAGAAGTAACGAGAAACAGGGCGACCGGCGTGCGTGCGGGAACACGCATGCCGGTCGCCTTTCCACTGTCCGTGCCAGTGAATCGGCCAAGGCCCTGCTTGCCTACGTAGGCGGGCCGGATTCTACATCAAGTTTAAAAACGGCTTTCACAATGGCAAATCCCATTATTCCCTGGATCGGCGGCAAGCGTCGACTCGCTGACCACATCATCCCGCGCTTTCCGAAGCACGACTGTTACGTCGAGGTGTTCGCGGGCGGGGCGGCGCTGTACTTCATGCGACCGCCGGCCAGGGTCGAGGTGATCAACGATATCAACGGCGAGCTGGTGAACCTGTATCGCGTCGTTCAGCACCATCTCGAAGAGTTCGTGCGTCAGTTCAAATGGGCGCTGACGAGCAGGCAGGTGTTCGAGTGGCTGAAGCATACGGTCCCGGAAACCCTCACCGATATCCAGCGTGCGGCGCGGTTCTACTACCTGCAAAAAAGTTGCTTTGGCGGGAAGCTCGAAGGGCAGACGTTCGGAACGCGGACGGAGCATCCGCCTGGGTTGAACCTGCTGCGCATCGAGGAAGAGCTATCGACGGCGCACATTCGCCTCGCGAATGCGTACATCGAGCGGCTCGATTGGGCGACGTGCATCGATCGTTACGATCGGCCGCACACGCTGTTCTACCTCGATCCGCCGTACTTCGAGACTGAAGGGTACGGCGTCGCATTCCCTTTCACGGAGTACGAGAAGATGGCCGAGCGGTTGCGTTCGCTCAAGGGGCGGGCGATCGTCAGCCTCAACGACCATCCGGAAATCCGGCGCGTGTTCGCCGGTTTCCATATCGAGAGCGTGCCGATTCAGTACACGATAGGCGGCGGGAAGGGCGTCGAGCGCCGCGAGCTGATCATTTTCAGTTGGGATGATGCTGTGCAGCCGGTGGGATTGTTTTGA